GTCCCTGATGTTGCTCTCAAACGCGTTCAAGAGCGTGCTGTTCAGTATGCTGTGGATGGTGCTGTTCTCCAGATTGTTCACATCCGAGCTGTGCCATCGGGTGGCCTCGAAGATGTCCTTCATCAGCAACCACGTCCCGTCGCAGCTTGCATCATACATGCTGCTCGGCTTTCCCTGATGCACGACAATGAACTCTTTCGCCGCGCCGTTGACTTTCAGCTTGACGATGCTGCCGACAGCCTTAGTGCCGAGTTTTACATTTGCCATCTCCGCGCCTCCACAGACAGCCCACGCAGCCGTGCGTACTCGGTCACGGCGTAATGCAGCGGCGTACCTTCCTTGATGTACACAGGCGCACCGTCCTTGAAAACGTACACAGCCTTGATTCTGTGCTTCTCGCCGTGCTCATCTTTGATGTAAATCTCCATCTCTGCGCCTCCTTAGCCGTACAGCCAGTTGATAGCATAGTTCTCGGTGGGCGTGGTCTCCGATGCAACCAGCGTCTGCTTGGTGATGTTGCCGCTTGCGATGTAGTCGCTGCCGCGCGTCGCCGCCACAATCCCGCCCGAGCCGTTGCCCTTGAGGAGGGAGGTGGTGGAGGGGACAGTTGGGATGACCGTCGTATTTGGGAGCGCGCCTACCTCAGAGGCCGTATAACTCGGTTTAGTCGCCGCCTTTGCCCATTCGGGCACGGTTGGGTCGCTCTCTGTGTAGCTTTGCAAAGCACTGTCCGCCTTGCCCAAACTCGTCTGCACGTCTCTTGCAAGGTCAGATTTTGCGACCGTGCTCTTAAATGCCAAACTGCCGAGGTCTGCGAGCCACTTTGCGATTTTGCCAAATAGCACGGAGAGCTTTTCGCCCGTTGCAATGTTTGCGCGGGTGCTCGCCGTAGTGAACGCCGCCGTGACGTTACTGCCGTCGCCGGTCTTGTCCAGCTTGCCGGAAATGTCCTGATGCTGCGTCAGATAGCCGCTATCGTTGTCGAGCTGCGAGGTTTTTGTCGGGATCAGCCCGCGAATGTAGGGATGTGCCGTCTCGCTCTCGTTGTGCGCTTTGATCTGCGCAGACACATCAGGCGTAGGGATTGCCCCGATAGCGTCATCCACATACTTAAACACGTCCTGATGCTTACCCTGCGGGTCGTAGATAGAGGCCAGCATATCACCCGCGCCCGTGCCGTTGGCGCCGTTGTAGACCGCAAAGTCAAACGTCGTGCCGTCCGTCAGGGTGATGGTATAGACGTCGCTTGTGCCGGGGGCGTGTGTGCCGCTCTTGAGCGCGATGCCAGAAATGCCGTTGCCGGTTGCACCCTGCGGCCCCTGTGCGCCAGTGCCGCCGCGCGGCAGGCCGAAGACCAGCTTGTAAACATTGTCCACAAGAGATTTGCTCACCGTCGCGGGCTTGCCCGTCTCAAGCGTCACCGCCTCGACGATCATGTTGACGATGGCGTCGCGCGCCGCCTGTGCATCAGTTTTCGCCGTCTCTGCCGCCGACTTGGCGGAAGCAGCGTCCTCGGCGCTCTGAGCGGCCTGTGACGCTTTCTTCCCCGCAGAGGTCGAACTACCCGCCGCCGCGTTCTTTGCGCTCTCAGCGGCTTCCTGTGCCGATTCCGCCGCCGTCTTAGCGGCCTGTGCTCCGGTCTGCGCACTCTCCGCCGCTTTCTGCGCGTTGGCCGCAGCGGTCTGCGCAGCCTTTGCCGCCGTCTCAGACTTTGCCGCATTGGTTGCCGCCGTCTGCGCGGCCTGCACCTTCTCGTCAACGCCGGTCGCAGATTCAGCAGCCGCCACCGCAGAAGATGCCGCCGCCTTTGCGGAAGCATCCGCCGCAGCAACCTTGTCGTCGATGCCCTGCGCAGCGCCCGCGGCCTTTGTTGCCGATGCAGCCGCCGCGTCAGCCGATGCCTTGGCGCTGTCAGCGTATTTCTTAACCCCCTGCACCTCTGCCGCAACGGAATCCTTGGCATACTGCACGACCTGCGAGCCTTTCAGTTTCTTCGCCTCGCCGCTTTGCTGCAAAACGAAAAGGTCTTCGCCCGTGATCTGTGTTGCTTGGGTGAGGTCAGAAATTGCTTTATCAGCCATCAGTTACCTCACTTTCCTTCTCGGGATTCGTCTTGCCCTCTTTGGCGGGCGGCTCGTCCGGCTTGTCCAACTCGGCAAAGGCATTTTCAAGGTTCTGCATTGCCATCGCCATGCGCTTCGCCTCGCTGCCCTTAACATAGATGCCGGTAATCATGGCATAGGCACTGTTGATCTGCTCCCGCAGTTTGTTTTTGTCCATCATTATCACTCCTATCCTGATACGTTCCAACTGCCGGTATAGACATATGCGTCGTATGCGTTCCACCCGTTGGTATAAATGTATGGGGTGTATGCTTGATTGTTGATGTATACGGCAGTGCTTGAGCTGTCGCTATACGTTGTGGCTGTGCCCTCGTCGCTGTAATCTGAGGCAATCCACGAGCCGCCCCAGTAGTAGAGATTGCAGACCCACTCATATTCTGTGCCCGGAGAAAGTCCCGTGATATAGCCGGAAAATGTGCTCGTGCCGCCGCTCGTCTCGGCGGAATCAAACTCAAACGTTCCCACGCCGGTAATTCGCACGTCAATAGAGCGCTGATAGCTGTAATCATCTGCGCCACCCGTGAATTTGGCGTAGACTTCGAGCTTCGTTCCGTCTCCATCCACCGGTGAGAGCGTGCAGTAAAATCGTGCCATGTGTCACCTCACTGCAAGAGGAAAAACAGTTGACCATACTGCGGATTGCTGGGAAGGCTTGAGCCGTACATCTTCGAGCCAATTAGTAGCGGCCCGCCGCCAAGAGATACAACATCGCTCAGCGTAATAAATGCGACGTCATAGGAAGAAAGATAAATATTGCCGCCAGAGTTGAGCTGAATACCACCATACGTCGTGTTAATGGAAATGCCGTAGCCGGTAGTTGTGTAGGCTAGCTCGATACTGCCGATGGATTGATTGCTGCTTGCCAACAATTCGACTGTGCGGCCCCTGAGCTTTTCCGCCGTGATGCTCGTCCCGTCAATGTATGTCTCAATAGCGCTGTCGACTTCACTTGCGCTCAGCCCCGCATTGTTGTCGACGTAAGTCTTCGTCGCATAGTTCGAGCCGTCCTTAAGATCGCCGACGCGGATGCTGCCGGTCTGGATTTGGTCAGCCGTCAGCGTACCATTGATATTTGCCGCATCGACGTACAAATTGTCCGTCTTGATGCTGCTGCCGTTGATCTTGGTCGTGCCGCTCGCGTCCGTCACCGTCAGGCCGTCCAGCGTGGTTTTGACCTTGGTGTACTTGCCGTCGATGCCCTCGACCTTGAGCATGATCTCCTCGCTGGTCTTGGTGATAGTCGAGCGTGTTTCGGCAATCTTGCGATTAAATTCCTGCGTGATGTACCCCTCGGAAGGGTATTCGTCTTCCATCTCTGCTTCTCCGGGGGAAGAAATACCCGCGTATCCGCGCCCATCATCAGAGAGTTTAGACAGCGGCGAATAAATGCCACCAACCGTCACGCCGTCGCCCAGCTCTGCCGCTGGATCGATGTTTGCTGCGTCTGCTTCGTATGCCTGATACTGGTAGCCTTTCATGGTTTGCAGTAAGGCGTTTACCATTGGCTGCGTGGCGTGAGGGCAACTTGCAATGACTTCCATGCCGGTATCATCACCCGCCGTCAGGCTGTTTTCATCGTCCACAAGCAGCGTCACGCGAGAGATAGGCTTGTACTTGCCCTTGTCGGAAAAACTTGTAACGTCTTTGCCGACATAATATTTATTAGACAAGAATTCTCACCCCTCCAAACGTAATAGCGTTGCCCGATTCTGTAATGAGATAGTTCGTCTCGGTAGGCATAGACAACAGAGGAATAAGCAATAGTTTCCCTTCATCGGTAATAATCCAGTTCCCGCCGTGCGCCGCAGCGATAAAGCATAGCTCGTTGCGGATGGTGTAGTCATTTGCGGGATAGTCGATGGTATATGAGCTGTTGAGCACTGTTCGGCTGTCCAACTCTACGCCCATCAACTGGCAAAAGATGTTTACAGCGTCAGGCATAGTCATCGGGAAGTTAAGCGACTGGTCTGGCTCCCACACAACGTCAGCCTTTCTCATAGCGTCGTATGCTTCGAGTTCCCAATAATCCCCATCGCAGGAACGGCGATTGGTAAAAAACACGCCTTTAGGAATCCAGTCCGTCGCTTGACTGCCATTAACAAGCCTGAGATAACGCTTGATCGTCGCGGCGCGCGGTACGTTGTCCGCATACAGTGCCAGTTTTAATGTTGCGCAGCAGGCGTTTCCAATGCCGAATTCTTCAAACAACTGCGATTCGACGGAGTGCGACACTTCCGCATCTTTGCCATATTCCGTGCCCGCAACGTCAAATTTGTACTCTCGTTCTGTGCCGGGGGCGTGGAGCAGCTCGCGCCACAGTGCACTTGTTGTCTGCCCCATGTCACACCTCAATCAAATTAAACGTCGCGCCGCCCCACACCTCGTTATCGTCTGCCGCTTCTTCAAGCGTGCATTCCATCGACGAGCAGTAAAACGTGCTTGTTCTCACGCCATGCAAGTCAAGATACTTGACCGTGCACGTTGTCTTATTGAGGTCATCATCGAGCTTTGCTAGCTTATCGCGAGGCATAGAGCGCGTTGTATAGCTCAGTTTCCGTTTTGTAGTGATCTTGTCGCGCCGCATTTTCCCATCTTTGGTGCGGGTGGTCTTGTCGCTGTCAAGATCGTTTCTGCTCCACCCATACCCCTTAGTTGCGATTGCGGACGAGTAATCCGTTCCGTTGATAATAAGGACTTCCATGTTACCCCTCCTTAGTACAGCAGTACGGGCTTACCCGCCGCGCGCGTCATGTTGTTAATGTTCTTCACGGTGCTGCGTGCGATTTCTTTACCGTCAAGCTGGATAACAACAGTGGTTGCACCGCCGCCAGATTCCGCCATAGCCTGCTTAAATGCGTCGACCATTGTTGCAAGCGGTGTTTCGATGTTCGTCCCGCTTTTCTGGTCGCCCAGCACGGCAAGAAATTCTTTGTTGGGCGGGATAACTGCACCGGTCGCCAAACGCGGCAAACGAACCTCAGAGAGCGAAGAAATATGCCCGCCAATGCTTTTGCCGCCGACACCGGGAACCCAACTCGGAACAGTAAACTTGATCGTATTGATTTTACTAATCAGCCAGTTCAAGCCTTTAATGACGGCATTGATGGCGCTCTCGGCAATAATAACGATGCTGTTCCAGATGCCAGAGAAAACTTTTTTGACACCTTCCCACGCAGATTTCCAGTTGCCCGTGAACACGCCCTTGATAAATTGGATAATTCCCCCGAGGATATTATCTTTCAAGTTTCTGGCAAACTCTGTCAAATTACCTGTAAGCGCAAGCGCCGCCGTAACTACAGATGCGATGCCAGCAATAACAAGAGGGATAACGCTGCCGGTCAGAAAAAAGAACCCCAGCCCCGTTGCCACAATGCCAGCAATCAATAACAGCGTATTTTGAAGATTTGCACCGTTATCACAAATGTCCTTAAACGCTGTGATAATCATTGCTGCGCCAGCCACTACAAGGCCGATGCCCGCGCCGACTTTGCCGAATGCGATTGCAAGCCCCACGGCAAGCGCCGCTGTGCCTGCAAGCATTTCGAGCAGATTCCCCCAGTTAACGCCGTTATTCCATGCGTCGGATAAGCCGTCCCACAGAAGAATCAATCCGCCGACCGCGATGAGGATACCGCCGAGTTTGGTTAGAATCTTTCCCAATTCTCCGGGAAGCGAACTGCCGATTTTCCACAGTGCAAGCCCTGCGGCAATAAGCATGACTGCATCAGCGATTTTCTTTAAGCGGTCGCTGATGTCATCCATGTAGCTAAAGTCCGGAGTGATTGCGTCAGCGGATGCGCCACCGCCCGCATCGTTTGCGGTATCGGTGGAAATCTGGTTGATCTCATCAAACGCCGCAAGCTGGCTTGCCGCTTTCTTCGCGGCACTGCCCGTTCCCTTTAATGCGCTGGTCTCTTTGTTTAGCGCCTTTGCCGAGTTAGCAGTTGCCTTGACACTCTTGCCGGAGATAAGCGCTACAAGACGAGTAATCTGTGAGACTACTGCCGTGATAACTTTTACAAGCAGTGTAAAAGCGGGGACAATTACACTTACAAGAGGCTGTGCCAGCGTCAAAAGCGCTCCTTTAAGCTGCGCAATGGATTCTCTTGCATCAGAGTTTACCATTACGACATTTTTTACCCAGTCGCGCACTTTTGTTAATGCTTGGGTAATAACTGTAAAAACAAGTGCACTTCGGACAACAGATTTTAAGCGCTGTCCAAATACTTTCATGGAATCTGCCGCCGCTTCGGTTGCATTGCGCAGTCCTGCGCCTTTGGCTCTGCCCTCGATCTGCTGTGTTAGCTCGACTGCCTGCGTTTTCGCGTCGGAAATTTTATCGCCGGTTTTTTTGATCTTTTCGTTGAGCTTATCAATGCTATTTGCAGTTTTATTAAATTCGCTTTGCAGCATTCGCACGCGCTCGGCCTGCTCGGACACGTCGATTTTCTCATACGTGCCTTTTGGCGCTGTGCGCATATCGGCAAGCACCTGTTTTGCCGCATCCAGCTCTGCGCCAATGTTACGCAGCCGGTCTTCCATCGGCGTTTTCTGGTCGCCGAGCCGGTTGAACTCCTTTTGTAGGGATTCGATATTGCTTTTTACTTTGTTCAACTCCTGATGGAGTTTTTTGTCGCTAATAGTCGCTTCAAATACGACTTCGCCGTCAGCCATAATATCACCTTCTTGCTTTTTGGTTTTTTGCGTGATATCATCCAAGCAGCCATAAATAATGGCAAGGAGGAATGAAAAATGGATAAGATGACTACTTGCAAGGTATGCGGGGCATCTATCGCAAAATCCGCTACCATTTGCCCGCAGTGTGGAGCAAAGCAGAAAAAGCGCCACCCAGTGTTGGGGATCATCATTGCTATTTTCGGCATTTGCCTGATCGCCGCCGCATTAAACGGCACGGGCGATGATTCTGGCCCAGAGAGCCAAACGTTTGGCGTTGGAGAAACCGCCGAGTTAAATGGGATCAGTGTAAAGTTTGATTCCTGCACCGAAAGCAATGGATCGCAGTTCAACACGCCTGATGATGGTAATGTGTTTCTTCTTTGCGAATTCTCCATTGATAACCAGTCGGATAAAGATATTGCCGTTAGTTCTATCGCATCGTTCAACGCCTATGTTGACGACTACTCGACAAATCTGAGCATTTCAGCCACCATCGCAACCGATAAAACTCAGTTGGACGGAGCTATTGCTGCCGGTAAGAAAATGACCGGCGTTGTCGGATACGAAGTCCCCAAAGACTGGAAAGAAATTGAAATTCGCTTTACTCCTGACTTTTGGTCTGGAAACGAAATCACATTCATTGCAAACAAGTAACCACCTTCGCCCGATGCTATTTTGCGTCGGGCGTTTTTTTGCCCAACCACGCATTGATCGTGGCGTTTTCTTCTTCTGTCATCGGCTTCTTTAGATCGACAAGCCGCCTGTTTTCTCGGTAAAATTCTCGATCCGACTTGTCGAGCGTTTTCCCTTTTGCTTTCAGGTTGCGGATTCGAACGATGTTTGCAAACAAGCAATCCCCAATTTCATAGTACGCAGAGACGAATGACCACCAATGGAAATAAGGCATTGCGCGTACTTCATGTCCCACAACACGGTTGATGGGAGCCACAATGTATTGAAAGTCTTGTTCCCAATCCATCAGCTTTGGGCGTTTCCGGTTATCTCCCTCGTCGCCGCAGTCAAGAAACCATGTCATTTGCTTCACCGCATCAGGGATATGCTCGTCCGGCATTTGCAAAAAATCGGGATAGAAAATATCCAGAGCAGCCAGAACCTTTTGCCCGTTGCCCAAATCGACCGCAGAAAAGACCGAAAGCACGTCCAACGCCGCACGATAGTCCGAGCGGATAGCATACTCAACGCCGCAGACGTTTAGCGACGTCGGAAGTTCATACATCATTTTTTGTATTTCTGTGTGTACTTGCGGATTTTCTCATCGGCAAGCGCCCGTTCGCGCTTTACTGCCTCATCAAACTGCTCGATAATGGCGGTCATAAAGTTCTGCCAAACCGGCGCCCCGTTGGCCGCGGAATAGGCGTTGACGCTGCCAAAAAGCGTATCGGCAATGTCCTGTCCGAACAGGTCATTGATGATGCTGCGCATTTCCTTGTCAAGAGAATCAACCATGTCAAAAAGCTCATCATCGGGGATATCCTTTTCAAGCGTCTTTGCACGGGTCTCCTGCTTCTTGCGCAGGTCATCAAAGGTTTTATATGCTTTCTTTGCAAAGTTAACATCCGCAGGGTTGAAGTACACCGTCACGATGCCGTTCACGCCGCGAATGGTATATTCCTTTACACCGGAATCAAAAGTAAGTTCCATATATTCCTCCAAAATGAGGGCTGACAGATGCCAGCCCTCTATGGTTTATTCGCCCTCGGTAAAAGTAACCGTATTGCCAGAGATAGCGGCAGTGCCGACCGTGCGCGTGCCGCCAAACGTCACGTCGATAGGCATACTGATAAAGCCGCCACCTTCGCCGCCGAGGGATGAGGTCTTAACCATGCAGGACGAATAGCGTTCCGCAAAAACTGCGGTCTTTGCCGTGCCTGCATAAGCGTGGACAATCAGCATGTCCTGATTCGCCAGCGCCGCCGAGTTCTGCTCCTTGACCGCAAGATTCCAAACCTTGACGATGGCAGGGTCGCCAGCGTCCAGATCAGACGGGTCAAAGGTCTGAGTGATGATAGGTTTCTTCATGGTCGTGCGCGTCGTGCCAAGAATATCCTTCGAGGAATCCTCCTGCCAGTCGTATTCCATGCTGGAATCCGTGACGCGCGTGCCGAGGGGCGACCATGTAGGTGTGCCAGATTCGCCCGTATTCAGATACGCAATCAGAAGTTCGCGGTCTACGGTCTGGCCTGCCGTGGTGTTAAAGGTCGTATCAGCCATTTTTAATCACCTCGTAGTTCATTTTCATAAGGATTTGGTGATCCTCGTCGCCGTTTTCATACACGGCAAAAAGAGAGGATCGCGTTGTAGGCTCAATACGGATGACGCGGCGACCGTCGCCAATGTCAGGTGGCGTTTTGCTTGCTGCCCAATCGCCCAAGGCGTTAAGCAGCTCGTCCGCTTTGAGCCGTTTGTCGTTGCTATTCCCTGGTTTCATGCGGTAAATGACCTTGAATTGGTATTCCGCCTGATACCCGCCGAGAATGTATTTCTTGACGATATACGCCGCCTGAATCGTAGACAGCGCCATTGCCGGAGTATCGGCGGGAAGAAATTCGAATCGAATCAAATCAACCGGCTTATCCGGGAACGTGTTTAACCACGCAAGCAGCTTGCGGGAGACCTGATCTTCCTCCGCCGCCGAAACCGTCTTTTTAACCTGTTCCAAATTTCTTCACCGCCTTATCTGCTACGCGCACCCACTTATCAAGGTTTTGCGCCTTAGATGCTTCAAACCAATGTGCTTGTGCTTGTGGATGCATTGCCTTGTTGAATACTAAGTTTCGGTCTGTGACCACTTTCGTTCCGCCCTTCGGCGCGTATGTGCTGCCGGTGTTTGGGTCAACCATTACTTTTCCGTAATACAGGAAACGGGCATACGGGCCGGGGTAAATAACGGCGCTTCCGTCTACTCTTGTGCGCTGCGTTAGCGAGCCTGTGAGCATCGGAACAAACGGCTGAGTGTCTTTCTCAATCTGTTCCGCTAAAACGTGCTCAGCGCGCGTGCAGGCTTTGGCAATGGCTTCTTTTACAGCGTCAAAGCCGTCGGTATGCACGGAAATCTTGATGCCCATTACGCACCTCCGACTTCCCAGTGCTGCATATCGGCGCTACCGTAGTCCATTGCATCTACCTTCGTCACGTTGTAGCAATCGTCATGGCTCAGAACGACTGTCATGTTGTCCGACACGAATTCGCCCTTTACAAAGCACGTCATGCCGCCGTTACCCTTGTATGAGAGCGTCCATAGGTTAGACTTGTCCGCCGCTTTGAAAAACGATTGCGGGCCGATGTAGGATTTCGGCTTACCCGTTACCCCGTCCACCGCTTCCACGGAGAACGGGATATACAGATTTACAGCGTCAGCACCTTCAAGGCCGCTTTCACGCACGTTTACTCCTTTAGACGCTTGGAGCATCACACCGCGCAAGATCGTGGTGTAGACCTTTTCTACCTCATCAAGAGTTGTCGGGTCGATCTCCTGCACGATGTTGTAGATCGTTACAGTGTGGGGAGCGTACATCTATACACACCTCCGCGATACAGCAGCCCGGTATGTGCAAGGTATTCCATGCACGTTTCTGCCAGCAGTTTCTTTGCCCCGTCCGTCGCATTGAGGGCAGACAAAGCAGATTCCCCGCCTGTTGCAAGCGTTCTGGAATAGCCGCCTACCGTCTCGCTTTTGACTTCTGCGTCATTTGCCGCGGCGTTTGCAAGGTTTTTCGTGGCAAGCGCCTGCGCCGCTTCGATGACCGCATACTTGTCAACCAGCGCACAGCAGCACATCTTCACCGCGTCAAGATCGGCGTGGTCTTTGGCTTTGTTGCGCGTGTAGTAATCAAGGAAGGAGCTGGCGCGGACAACAAGACGCGGGAAGGCATTTTCGCTCACAGCGCCCATGTAAGTGCCGGAGTAGTATTCAAAGTCTGCGTAAGTCATCAGTGCCCTCCTTCCAAAACTGCGAGAATTTCAGCCTTTTTCATCGAACTGCTGACCCCTTCCACCCCGTTTTCATCGGCATACGCAAGCATTTCAGCTTTTGTCATGTCGGAGAAAGCCGGGGTGTCAGGGTCAGGCTCATTCAGCAGTTCAGTTAGCCCCCCACCGCCGGAGTGATAGAGCCGACCACCACGCCGTCGATACGCTCAGCGAAAAGAGCCATACCGTTGATAACGGTGTCAGATGCGGTCATGTTGGTGTAATCGGGTTCCTCATGGATACCGATATAGCCGGTAGCATCGGTGGTAAAATCGAACACCTCGCCAAGATCAGCGCCGTTCACGGGAATGTAGTACAGGACAATGTTGTCCTTGGCGGTGGCGTAAATCTTGCCCTTGGGAACGCTGGAATTGAGGATCACGGTGCCAAGGCCGAGGAAGTTCTCAACGTAAGTCATTCCGAACGCGGTCTGCAAGGTAATGTTTGCGCTTGCGAGGTAGTCAGCAACGTCCAGCGGGTTCAGGAAATACACCGCACCGATTTCGTCATCTTCAAACAGCACCTGCAGCTGTCCCCATGCCTGAGCCAAGGTCGCCTGGAAGGTCGTGCCGGACGCCGTGCCCGTGCCGGTTGCGAGGAAGTCGAAAAAGTCTTTACGAATACCCTTCTGGACGTCCTTGAGCATTTCGTCGGTGGTCATTTCTACCGCCTGATCGTAGCCACGATCGGTGATTGCTTCGGCAGAGGTGGCCTTGCGCCACTTCTTGAGCGTGATCTCCTTGTAGTTCACGGCTTCGGTCTTGTACTTGCTGAGGGGAATGGTCTCACCCTCAGCAACAGCGCCGCTCTCCAGCGTGCCAGTGGCCTTGTAGCTCTTGAGCACAGTACCCGCCTGCTTGGAAATCTTTCGGGTAACGCCCAGAGCCTCCATCAGCTTCTTGATGGAGTAGCCGAACATTTCGGTAAATTCAATTTCGCGCACACGCGCGAGGTCAGCTTTCTTAATGAGCTTAGGATCAGCAGCCATTTTTATTCTTCCTTTCTAAACAAATCCATATTTGCGGCGATTGCAGCGCGCCGCTCCGCTCTGTCGGTGATTTGCATAATCTCGTCCTTGGTCATCGGTTTCCCGCCGCCGTTAAAGCGCGCGCCAGTGTCGAAGCGAACGGTCTGCTTGGAGACAAGCCCCTTGTAAGTGCCGTCTACGAGCGCATCAAGAGACTTGGTGTCCTTGATCTTTTCTCCGTCCAGCTCCAATGCGGCCATTTCCTCGCCGCAGCCGCGCATGGCAAGGTCGAGATTCGCGCCGGTGATGTTTTTGCTCTCAAAGTAAGCGCGCACGGCCTTCTCCTTTGCCGCCTTGCTTTCCTTTGCGGTCACGGTGGACTTGTAAGTTTCAAAGGCCGAGTGTTCCTTCTCGTACTTCTCCTTATAGCCGCCATCGCCTGCTGCCTTGAGGTCGTCCAACTGCTTCTGGACGCTGGGCAGCTTCTCCGCGTCCGCCTTGTACTTTGTGAGATCGTCCTTGAGGGGGTCGACCACGCCCAGATGCAGCGCAACCAAACGATTTTCGATCTCTTCGGTGCAAGCGTCGCCGAGAATATTTCTGATTTCCGCTCTCGTAAATTTCGCCATGTTATTCGTTCTCCTTTTCCTTGGCCCCAATTCTTCGGGGGCGAACGTTGTATAAAAACCGCTGTACCTCGCGGGTTTTACCAAAAGAAAAGAGCCAAACAACACGCAAAATCTGCGTACTGTTTGGCTCCTATTGCCCTTTCCCGCGCCCTATTGCGCGGAAGTGCTGTATTTGATTGTTTTCTTGACCTCTAAGACAATGTACCCATCGCCTTTTCGACGTATCTCTGCGTCGTTGCCGCGCTTTAGAATAGCTTGCACGGCCTTGATTGCTTCATCAAAGTTCAATACAGCACCTTCATCCTTTCTCGCTGCTCCGGTAGCCCCGCCGCCGCGCTGAACGCCTTGTATTTGGTGCTCAAGCGGTGCAGGCGTGTATTTAATGCCATCGCATCTCCCTTCAATCCTGCGGCCATATAAGCGGCTTTCTCGCGCTTTAGCTTGCGGATTGTCCGCTCTACGCGCCGTTGCATCTGTGTTGCTTCATATGCGGTACAGGCTTTTCCATCAAAGGTGCAGCCAAGCCCATCATCGATATGTTCAAGTTTCTCGTCGGTATAGGTGCGCTCTGACACTCCCTCTACCCACGGAAACCGCCTGTGCCGACAGTTGGCTCCTTCCAGCCCATCGACAGCGCCAAGACCGCACACTTCGTAAATGTTCGGGTAAATATCACCCGCGCGGATGCTGTATACTTTGCCTTGCCAATCTTTATGCGATGACCACGGGGACGGTCCCGGCTTATCTCTCGCCCCAGCATGAGCGGAAACCTCAAAATACGGAGTTTCGAGATACTGCGCCGACTGCTCCGTATATTTAGCGCAAATTTGATTTACGCCAGTCATTACTGCTCTGCGCACCGCCACATCAATTTGATCTCGATGCCCGCTCTCATAGTCAACTACCTTCAATCCGCCGTCTGCAAGCTGCTTTACTGCCGTCTTGATGGCTTGATTGTAGTTGATCGCGCCGCTCTGGATTTGCATTGTGGCGTTATCAAGCGCCCATTGGTACGCTTTGGCAGGGGATAGCATTGTCCGCCCAGCGTCCACTAAAAATCCCATTGATGCGGTTAGATTGCGGAACGTATCAAGTGTCTGCGCCCTGATCGCCGCAACTTCCGCAGCGTCAATTAGTGTTTCCGGCTGCGTGATGTGCGCAAGGTCAATTAACTCAGTATAATATTTTTGATTACGCTCCACAACATCGTCAAACAGCTTATTCAACTTCGTTTCGCTGATACCGGAAGTTTTGCGAATTGCTTTCTTGATTTCCTTCAGGTCAATGCCGTGCGCCCGCAGCGCCTTGATGTCCTGCACCGTTACCTCGTTCAGCTCGTCCGCAGCCTTAAGCCGTGAGCATATCTCCATCAGCAGCGTGTCCTCAAGTCCACGGTACAGCTCTGCCAGTTCTTCGGGAAGGGCATCAAGTAGTTCAGGAGTAAAAGGATACTTTTTCACGCCTTTTTCTTCTTCCACTTAAAGGAATATTTAACGCCAGCGGCCTTTGCAAACTTGGCGTATGCGTTATTTGTCGCTTCCGTTTGTGCTCTTCTGCTTGCTTCTCTGGCTTCCTGCACGCTTTTATACTTTCCCGCCTTATAATCAGCCGATACCTTACTCGCTGCTTCTCTTACGGCGCGGCGCACGGCATTGTGATTATATGCGAGTGTTTCATAAAATCCCTTGTTGTGTGGTCCTGATAATGTAAACGTTGCATCCCGGCTTTCAATTATGATTGCTTTTGCTCCTGATTTTTGCCATGTTTCAATATCTTTCAGGGACGGGACAGGGAGAACACCCTCCGGGTGGTTGTGTAAAACAATATTCCCTTTATAGTCGGCATCTCCGTATCCTGTATGTTGAGCTGTTCCTTGCTCCTTGTAGAGCAAATCGCCCGATGGAGAGAAAACAAAAAGCTGTTCTTTTTTCAGATTGGCGATTTTTGATCGGGTAGCATTTATTGATGCAAATCCAAAGCTCCCGCTTCCTCCGCGTCCGCCCATTTTGCTTTCCTCCTTTTCACAATATCATCATAGTGCGGGTTTACCCGTATCACATTCCAGTCGCATTCTTCCGGCACTTTCCCGTAGAATATCACCCATTCCGGCGAGAGACGCTTCATCATTTCCTCGTAGCCGCGCAGAAACAGCCGCTTGCTTTCCTTGTTCTTCTGTGTTCCTACCGAACTAACCGCCACAACACCGCCGACAGGCTCGCCATCAAAGCACCAATCGTAACTATCCTCGTTGCTCCATGAAATAGAGGGATAAACCGTCATACCGTGGAGCTGCCAGTATGCCGCCAGCCAGTGTTTTCGGTAATGGTTGTATATCTGCGTTGCAAGCGGCATATCTGTGTAAGTGGAGAAGTCCGGTGCACACACCGCCGCAAACTGCGACAGTTTTGGAATGTATTTGTCCGGCGCGTTCCAGTATCGAATGAATTGATAATCGTCCACGAAAAAGTGAACAATCTTGCTTTTCGTGTCCTTCTCCGTGTAATGGTAATTCACAGGGATAAACTCGCCCTGCGGATACGCTTTGACCGGCTCAATCTGCGGAATGTCATACTTTCCAACGCCGGGGAATGTGAACTTGTCGAGATTTTCAAAGTTAATCATAAATCCCCCAACAAACAAAAATGCCGCAAGATACATTCCTGTACCTTACAGCATAGCAAGCGCCCGGAATCAAACCGGAACTCCCTCAATCAAAGTGTGCTGCCATTACACCACTACTTGCTACGCCGATTATACCATATTTTTTTGACCCGCTCAACCATTTTCTTTTCTTCGGTTGTCAGATTTGCATACCCTTTCGCGCTGTCGTTCTCACTGTGGATATATCCGTGATGTGTATGCGGGGAAACTTTATTGTGCGGCCTGTCCAAGTCAATCTGCTTTGTCCTTTTATTTGCCGCATCGTAATATGTAATTGCCTTGATATTGTCGTTTTTGTTTAGCGTCACATAAACGCGCCCTTTGGTCATTGTTTCCATAGGCGTTTTCTGTGCACCGTCAACCGCCTTAACGAACTTGATATTCCCAGCTTTCAGAAGCGCCCTAAACTCGCTCCCGTATGGTTTGCCGCTTACGCTAATGCCGCTGCTTGCGCCGCGTCCACCCATTACTTGCGTTTTCTCCTTTTCTTTTCCATGCCTCGCCCAAAATACGAATCTACATTTTCATTCAACCTGCGTTGCGCCCTTTCGTATGTCGATGATGTGATTTCCCGCTGCCCACGATTTGGGTTATAATGTTCCCGGAAATATCTTTTTGCGTACTCTTCCGCAGATTCCGTTTTCTTCTCTGCCGTTTTAACTTTCCCATGTAACTCTCTGACCATTTTTTCAGCCAGAAAATTTACTTGTTTTGTCGTAATTTCGTAATCCCGCATAAACGCTTCTTTTCCGATTGCGTCTTTAACGCTTTCCATAAATGTCGGAGAATTAAGCAATTTTTCTGGTGTCTTGGTGTATTGCTTTGTGGATTGCCACCAGTCACTTGATTCAACATTGCGGCGAATTCCCCCGATTGCCGTTCCGCCTGCTCCACCTCTACCGCCCATCACTCTACCTCCTGTTGTCCTTCGGTTGTAATGTCCTGCATCTTCGGCAGCGCCGCCTTTGCGGTCACTTCGTCTTCATTCATCCACTTCATGCGGAACTCCCAATCGTTCATAATGCCCGCCTGCAAGAGCTGCATATCACGGGTAAAGTCCTGCTCCTTGTCCTCGATGATGCTATCATCAAAGTCAATGGAGATTTCGACTTCCTCATCAAGTCCGGCATCCATGTAGCGATTGCCCAAACGAAGTAGGATACGACACAGCTCCGTAATCGCTTGCTCGAGCAGAATTTCATGCTTCTTGATCGTGCGGAACATAGTGCTGTTTTCGCTGATGACCTGTGTAGCCGTGGCAATGCTGGTCTGATCGAATTTGTAATGATTCTCGCCAAAGCCGCATTTACTCGACAATACGTTGAGCATATCTTGCATACCGGTGTTAAACTCTGCTGTGCGCAGCGTCATATCGACCTGCTGCAAAATGTTTCCATCAGATGCGCGATCTTCCGGTAGAACGTAGTAAACCGTTTCGCGCTTATCAAAGACTGGCCTACCATTGATGTCCTTGGTTGCTTCCGGCTGTACCACGATGCGCTTTTTCCCCAGCACAAACTCATTCACATAACTATCGTATGTAATATCAACGCTTTTGAGCTGGTCGATGGCGGAAGCAAACACTGCAACGCCCATAGGGTTATCTTCATCAGAGTTCGCAATGTTCAGACGGTCAATGACAAACTGCGGCTTATCGCTGCCCGTATGAACAACAGGCGGGATTGTTTCAAATCCTTTTACGCTTGTCAGCGGGACTTCTTCTGCGTCATACAAATGGTTTTCAATGTCGTACTCGCCGCCATTCAGACGATGCACCTGAATGTAGGTGTATTCCGTATCATCAACTCTTTTCGTCGCTGCGAAAGCGCACTCACGGATAACCCCGTTATCCCATGTCAGCGGGTAGATGTTTGCAGCCGTAACATAGTTAATGCGGATTCTGCCATAGTCAACGATTTCCGCCGTGTCAGGATCAATACCCATGCCCTCCATAAGGGGAATATAGGCAACTGTACCAACAGCGGATTTCCGCTCCTGCAATTCATTGGATTTGACTTCCCAATTATTATCAGCAAGAATCGCATCTACAAATTCCTTCTCCTTCTTGCCCTCAAGCGTGATATTCACGCGCTCGTTCATCAGCAGGTTTGCCCAGTCCTCGCAGACTTTCTTGCCCATGTTGACGGAATATCTATGGCATTCCAGTTCTTCGATGCCATTCCACACCGTATAACTGTGGAAGTCTTTTACATCGCCGTCATACCATGATTTCCATACATCGATCAACGAATAGAATTTGCTGCCAACCGTGTCAAACCCAAGATCCTTTAATGCTCTCCGAATATTCACTATTTCACCGTCCCATCATGTGCCCGGCACGTTCCAGGTCTTTGTAATAAGGCTCAATGCTGTACTCAAAAGCATCCAAGCTGTCGATGTCGGACGTGCCGTCATCCAAGCGCTCGTCCTCAAATTTATCAGGATCATAAATAGCGGTTTGCAGTGCATCGATCAGATGCGGGCAGTTGCGCGAAACCTTAAAACGCCCCTGTTTCATCAGCAGCACCACAAGCCTGATTCTATCTGTGATTTGCAGTTTCATTGCATTCTTGACCTGCGTCCCAAGGTGCATTTTTTGCGCGGTATGATCTAACCCACGAATTAGCACCGTTTCCGCGCTATCCGCTCGTGTCTGGCTGTAACCATACTTTGACGTTATCAGCTGGCAGAACGTAGCAAAACGCCGGTTTAATGCATTCGGGTCAATCTCTTCGTTTTTGATGTATGCTTCTTCCAATGCCACAACACGGAAATCTTTTGTGATCCCGGTGGCTTGAAATTTCGTTGCGGACTTTGTACCACCGAAGTCAACGCCAATTGAAATGATTGAAAAGCTGGTGCCGTTTTGCTTGGCCCACTCCAAAGGGTCTCCGATCAAATACTTTTCTGTATCGTTGGCAAAGTCCTTATAAACGATGCCCTCTGCCGCTACCCACAGGCCGCGCACATACCGGTCATAAAATATACCGGCATACATATTCTCGTACCGTTCGAGGGTGCGCTTGCTCAGGCCGGGGTTGTCCGTCATTTCAAAGTGTAGATATAGTGCATTGCGCTCACGGCTTCGCTTGATCCACTCCTGATAGAACCAGTGATGTGGACTGCCTGGGTTACAGGAGAACCACAACCGCGCACCGTCAACGGAACAACGTGCAAGCGCCTGCTCCACAAACGAACGCGGCATCAACACCACCTCGTCCAGCAGCACCCCCGCCAGCGTGCGGCCTTGGATCAGCGTATAGCTTGCCTCGTCCTTGCCGCCGAACACTTCAAAGTAATTCGTCACAGCGCCGCGCCGCACTTCCATCACCTTGTCGCCGCGCCGCCAGCGGATAATATAGCGCTCTTTGGCAAGGCTCATCGCCGTGAATGGAACGATGATGTTTTTTGTGCAGCTATCTACCGTGCGGCCACACACGCCGAAGCGCTGACCGCTGAAATTCTCCATCGCCCAGCGGACGAACGCCCACATCATGATGGAGGTTTTGCCGGAACGCACAGCGCCGTCGCATATCAAGGCATCATAGCGGCTGTACGGAAACGCCAATATTTTTTTCTGTTTATCGCTTATCGGCATTAACAAAATCCTCTATAATTTTTCTTTCCCTTTCGGAAATAGACCAAATAACTTTGTTTTCCTTTTCTGCCGCTGCCTTTTCTGCCGCTGCCTTTTCTGCCGCTGCCTTTTCTGCCGCTGCCTTTTCTGCCGCTGCCTTTTCTGCCGCAACTCTATCCGAGCAAAGCAAGCCTTTCCCAAAGATAGCTTTTTTGTTCTCTTTTTGCATATCAAGCGCTGAAATTCTTACAGATTCATTTTTTGGAACTGAAAAACTAATTCCGTACTTGCTTAATTTTTGCAAGAATGTAGCGGTAATTACATTATCTGGATAATCATATTTCGGAAGTTCTCTGTGTAACTTTCGCTCGTTCTTTTTATTTTCTTCCGTTATGATTTTGTATAGTTCTGGGCTTGTCCTTGCCACATTGCTTTCAAGGTTTGTTGCAAACGATGTGGAAACTTTAGCACCGTTTTCGTATGTAATTGATGCACCAACCGCAATTCCGCAATACCCATCGCAAACCGGAGACAAAAGGGTAAGCGCAGGAGCAAATAGAAAGAATTTTATGTCTCTTGAGTTATAAAAGCTAATTATTTTTGATATAATCGAAAATGGAGGGTTGTCCAAAACAACGCATCCGTCTGAATACTCGTAACGCTCATAATCGCCGCCAGGATAAAACGGCCTTACGATGGAATCAGGAGCAATTCCGTATTCATTGCAAGCCCAACCTCGTATCGCATCATATACAAGTGGCGGAGTATAGCAATCATCCGTTGTTTTCTTTGGCTTGAACTTTTCGACAAATGCGTCATATTCTGCATTGTCTTCAAACAAAAACGTTTTTTCATTCATCGCTATCCAACTCCTCCGCCATCTCGCGCAGACTCTGACTAAGCGCATCTTCTCTCACCGTGTCGGCAGGACTGCCGCCGATCATCGCCCACTTGTCGATTAGCGTCCCCATCGCTGTGGTGATTTGGCTGAGATTCGCCGCCGCCAGCTTCTCCGGGTCGTTGAGCATTTCAAGCCCCTTGCCGATGAACGAACACACAAGGTCTTTGTGGTCGTTCATGTACTCCATCACATCGGCGGTGTTCTCTTCCTTTTTTTGTTCGCACTTTTCCACAATGTCGGCATTCGCCCGCACGAGGTTCTTGACCGTCGTTGCGGACACGCCGTTTATTTTTGCCGTGGCGCAATAGTTGTTCGTCTGCACATAGTCTGCCAGTATTTTCTTTTTCTGTCGGTCTGTCAGACGCGCAGCCATTGTCGCCACCTCGCCGCTTTTATTTGCTACCAGCCCCCACCCCTTGGCATTACATAGCAGACTTTACCCGCCCCGAAGGGCTACAACGTGCCGCACTCTCAGGGCAGCGGCTCTCCTCTTTTGGTACGGCATTGCAGTCCTGCCCTGCTTTAGCGCTTCAGGAAAAGTCCCCGTCACTCGCTGTGGTCTCCCCTTACGGGGCACCTATGCCGCGTGTGGGGCATACGCCCCAAGAAAGCCCCTTGCGGGTGAAAACGATTCAACGTTTTCATCTGGCGCCGCATATTGGTCGTCTTCCCGCTTAGATTGTCACATCACCGATTGCTGCTTTACAAGTGCAGCACCATTACGCTGAGGCGGTTCCCTCCCACGGTGCAGTTTTCAGCGAGCATTGTCATTTCCATGTGAGCCATGCCGACAACGGTCTCACATTGTCCGGGCGCGACCCGGCTTCTGGTGCAGATGGTGAGGATTTGCACCTCACATAGCCTAACAGTGTCGGCCTCCACCGCTTTGCTGGGCGGCACCCGAACTGTCGTTTGTAGCGTCTACCTATTCCGCCACATCTGCGTATGCCCCCGCGGGGCCACATCGTTGAGAGGTGCGCGGGGTCCTGTGCCGCATGAGAGGTGCGCCCTCTCGGCCCTGATTGTGGGCTGCATCGCGCGTGCGGCATGTTGCGGGGGCGGCGTGAAAAAGATGAAAAAGATGAAAAAGCACCGCCCCCGCTATGGCGCAGGAGGTAAACGCCATAAATGAGAGAACCGCAAAGGCTTTTGCACCTCTGCGATTCTATTATCTCATAAGCAAATGGCTTTTTAAGGCCAACTTTTAATCATCGAGCAGCCCGTAGTTCCGTGCGACGCACTTAATGAAATCCGTATGCCATCGTCTCGCCGTCCGGTCGGAACAGTTGACCGCCATTGCCGCCCCTTCGAGCGTGTGGGTTTTGTCCCAGAACACGAGGCGAATAAATTTCAAGCGCTCTTCGCCGTCTTGCATTGACCTTGTTTCGCTCACCGCTTTTCGCACAGCGTTGTTTTCTAACAAAGCCACTCCATGCAACTCCTGCTCTCGATCTGGGTCGTAGCGACGGATAATGGCTTTTACATAGCCCCACCAACTATACCGAGGTTTACTCATGGCGTACCATCTTTCTCTTCACCCACGCCCACAGGTTACGCCACGGGTGGGCTTCTGCGTAATTGGCGCGCTGCTCGGCGTTGTAGCGCTTGTCCCGCATTACATCAATGACCGTCCCTTTAAAAGCAAGATCGTCGTTCGCCCGCCCAAGCGCCGCTTCGGTGTCAGCAAGCTTGTTTCGCAACGCATCCGCGTCCGCTTTCAGATTTGCGATCTCGTTTGCCTTGTTGATAGCCTCGCCGTTCATCTGGTCGATCTGCTCGGTCAAGACGACGTTCTTTCGCTGCATCTCCGCCTTTAGGTTCGCATACTCGGCAATCAGATCGTTCTTCTTGTCGATGCAGTTTTTCAGCGCGGCGATCTCTGCTTCAAGCGCCGCAGTCTTCTCCTGCGCGTCCTCCATCATCTTCGCCATCTGTTCTTTGGTGTACTTCTTTACGTTGATGCTCATAGCTTGGCTCCTCCCATTTTCATTTGTTCCCCGCGTCCCCGGTCGCTCACGATGCTCACGACCTTGCAGTCGCCGTATCGCTCGATATCCATGGCGATACGATCCTTGATGCCCTGCGCGTCGGAGGCGGGGACGTTGGCTTTAATCGTGATCGTCAGCATGGTTCTTTCCCTCAAGCTTTTCGCGCAATTCCAGCACCATGTCCGCATAGCATTTTTGGCACAAGATAGCTCGCTCATTTCTTCCGTTGAAGCGAATCCTTGTATAGTCGTAATACGTCTTGAAGAACAACCTTTTTTTGACTGCAACTCTGGTTCCACACACATCGCACGTTCTTTCTGCAAAATACTCAGCCATTATTATTCCCACCTCCGCTCGCCGTAGCTACAAAAATCGTCCGGCTCTACGCAAACCAGCCCGCCGGAATACCCGCGTTTGTTCTCTTTCGGTTCAGTGTGCAAATAGCACAGCCCGTTCGGGTGGTTGCGATAGTGCTTGCAGTCCTTGCACCGCGTCACGACCATAGCATCTACTGTTGGGGCTTTTTCTATCAAGCCAAGTAAGCCGTTCCAACCAGCACAATACGCCGCGGGGAGAACATCTTTGCTGCACCTCCCCACACCCAATTCATCAACGTCAATCAGCCTCATCGCTTAGCGCCTCCGTTCTTTTTGCATGGAGAACAAAACAGCTTATCAACCCAAGACACTTTTCCGCTGCCGCCAGTGGCACATTTTTTCGACTGGCAAGTCCTGTTCTCTTTGTGGAAATAGATGCAGTCCTTACACGGATTTCGCATCGCTGTCACCTCCATCCATTGTCCGCCCTCCTGTTCCATGCTTCGATTGCTTTTTCTTCCAGAGCGTTGTCTGTCGTAGCCCAGTCGGGAAGCTGAGCGCAGCGTGTCCACGTGTCATTTATAACTCGGCCCCCGACAGCGCCACCTCGCGCGTGGCAGGTGTTGCATCGGACAGAGTAGGTGTGCATTTCTACGCGCATATCAAGACCATTCCACCCAGCGAGACGAGACTTTCGCTCGACCTTGAGTTTTGTGTTGCCGCAAAAGGGGCACGGTTTCAATTCAGCCATCTTTCATCGCCTCCAATGCTTTCTTCGCCTCCTCTCGGGTGAAGAAAACCGTCTTGCCGATGTCGGCTTGTTCAAAGATTATCTGGTCGGAAAGCGTCGTGTAGACTACATTCATCTCTCCATTTCCCGACATCCCAACAACAGCTTCATACAGAGCATCTTCATAGATATCTCCGTCCTCGATTATGTACAAAAGAATCGGCGTAAATACTGGCTTTACTGGCAGCACCACCAGCCGCCCGTCCTTGTCGGCTTTAATCCATTCCTTAATCTTTTCAAGGCCATTATCATGCACCCATATCGCCAATTCTGCGGTTTCTCTCACAAGTTCCGGCGTCAGCCCCGTGTCCTCGTAGGCTGCGAGGAGCTCAACGCCTCCCTGTTTGAATCCACCACGTTTTTTCATCATCGGGAATCCGTCTTTATCGCGGTATGTCAGTCGTTCCATCACTCCACCTCCTGCATCTTACTAATTACTTTTCGGATCACATCGCCGCTGTAAGCGTCTTTCGTCAACTCCAAAAACTCCGTCAGCGTCATCATGCCATGCTCGAGGTCAACCCCGTGATCGCGGGCAAACTGCTTTCGCCCCATGTCACACGAACCGGTCAAGCGGTGATGCCAGTCGTAAAAGTACTGCGTCGGATACGTTCTTCCATCGTCTGTCTCGCGCAGGAACATCGCAATGCGTTCATCTTCCGGCATATCCTCAAACAGCTTATCTCGAAGAGACTCCATTGCTTCTCGCAGCGTTTCGCCGTGTGCAAAAACATTTCCCTGTTTGACTATATAGCACGGTGTGATCGTCAAATCATTGTTCACGATTGCTCCATGCGCGGTGTTGCCGCGCATGGAGCGAATCAGTGTGTTTACGCCGTCAATTCGATAGACCGGTTCTCCCTTGAAACTTTTAATGCCGTAGCCGTAGCCGGAGCCGTAGCCGTAGCCGTAGCCGGAGCCGTAGCCGTAGCCGTAGCCGGAGCCGTAGCCGGAGCCGTAGCCGGAGCCGTCGCCGGAGCCGTCGCCGTAGCCGGAGCCGGAGCCGTCGCCGTAGCCGTCGCTCACAGTCAGAAAGGCTTTGATCTTCTCATCAAGCGTCATCTCTTCCACTCCTTTACGCCTCGAATCGACGCAGATGCCGCATCCGTGCACAGGATAATCTGGATTGCCCCCAGCACGGTCATTTCCGGGACCGTCACGGTAAAACGGCAGTTGCCCGGTGCTTTTGTGCCGTCCTGCGCCAGCTGCTCCACGGCGCACGCGCCGTCCCAGCTCCACAGCTTACGCACATCAGTCATGGTGACTTCGGAGCCGTTTCTCTCCTTGATCTTGCCGAAAAATACGCCTGCGCGGTCGCAGCGAACGATATAGTCCTGATTGTTGTTCATGATGAAATTCCTCCTGATTTTTGTTAAAATTTAAAGCTCTCTCTGAGCCTGATCCCGTTTGACTCAGCCTCCGCCGTAAAGTAGCGGTGGCGCTCGTTGATGTAGACGATTCTGCCGTGTACGGTTCTCAGCTTTTCAAAACTGCATAATCCGCTCGCGCCCTCAAAGGCTGCGGGTGTCCGGCTGTATGTGTCTCCGATGTTCATGCTTTCTCCCTAATGTCTCCGCCCC